GACCCAAGTGGTGCGCACTCAGGTGCAGCTACATTACAACGTATACTGTATCAGGGGCTATAAGGAGAACATAAAACATGGCAGCATTAAACTCAAATTTAGCACCCGGTGTACTGACGACCCTAAATACAGGAGCGGCAGATGGCGGAGTGGGCGAACGTGTACTTATTGACTATAAAGATGCAATTCAGGACTACAAAGTTGTAGACCTACCTGCATTGTCAATGTTCTGCGACCCTATGACTACAGACACCGGCGGTGATATTGATATCACCTTCGCAAAACCCTCAATGGGTATGGAAGAAATCAACGAAGGAAACACTCCTAAGTACCAACACACCAACTTACGCTCCGAGAGAGTGTCCGTTGATGAGTGGGGACTTGCAGTAGGTGTAACCCGAAGAATGATAGAAGACTCAAGATTCAACGAAGTAGAAATGGCTTTGAACGAAGCACGAAGAGCAGTTGATAGACACGTTACAAAGAACGTTGTTTATGGATTACTCGGTGTCGGAGATTCAACATTAAAAACCGGTGTATCTGGTGGAACCTCAATCACAGCATCAACTACGGAAACAGTTATTACAACTTTCGCAGATGCTCAATATGGTGGTTTCCTCGGAAGCGGCGGAACTGTTAACTCCGGACGTATCTACTCCTATGGTAACACATCTGACGCAGTATTGACTGGAAGTCACTACGTTGAAGATACCGGTGCCGCAGGAAGCGTTACATTGAGTAAAATAACGGATTCGATGGAATTTATTGGAGGTCACGGGTACAACCCAACAGCTCTTTTAATTTCCCCCGGCCACTACAAGACCATCCTTAACATGGCAGACTTCACAACCGCGGTAGCAAACAGCGGCAGATACGTTCTTGATACACCCGTAGAGAGAACCTCAATCACAGGTCTAATTGGAAGCATATATGGATTGCGTGTATACGTCAATGCATGGTGTCCTCCAGATAGATACTTTGTATGGGATGAATCTGTGAAGCCTATGGCTTATGTTGAGAGAAGGCCATTGACTGTAGAAGAGGCAAACCCCGGTTTCGGAATTGTCGGTTCTTACATGTCGATGAGATACGGATTGAAGGTTGTAAACCCAGCGTCCGGTGTAGTTATCTATAACTCAGGTTAGATAGGTAATTATTAAGGGCGAACAGGAGGGGGCGCCCTAAGCTCCCCTCCACTTAAGTTTATTTTAAAACGGGTCCCCACCTATGCCAGCAAATATATTATCAAGTAAGACCAATTATGGTGCTAACAAAAATTACGTAGAGTCACGTGTCGGTACCGCTTCACAAGGTACTCAAGGAAGTGGGGGAAGCACGGGTGCACAGGGGTCTGTTGGTACTCAAGGGTCTACAGGAGCTACGTCTTCTCAAGGTTCTCAGGGAACTCAAGGTAGTCAAGGAAGCACAGGAACTCAAGGTACTCAGGGAACACAAGGAACTACTGGTACTCAAGGGAATACAGGAACTCAGGGAACTACTGGCACTCAAGGTACAACTGGAACTCAAGGCACAACAGGTACGCAAGGAACTACGGGTACTCAAGGAACGCAAGGAACACAAGGTCCTCAAGGAGCAACTGGAACTCAAGGAACTACAGGTACGCAAGGAACACAAGGAACCCAAGGAACTCAGGGAAAACAGGGACTTTTTGGTGGTAACAGTATAGAATTTAATTACAGTAGTTTCGATATTGCTGCTGGTTCTCCGGGCCAAACTAATTATGGATTTAATATAACACTACCCGGTGGTGGTGGTGTACCCAATTATGGCTTAATCTCTAAGGTAGGAATTTCAGACTATGATATTAATACTGATGATGTAAGTGCTTGGAACGATTCATTAGATGATGGTGATAGCACAACTAGAGGACATTTAAGAATATTTAAAACAGATGATTCTACTACATGGGTTACATTTAATATTACAGGAGCTAATGTAGCTGGAGGTACTGGCGTTACAGCATATGAAGAAGTACAAGTACAATATGTTGATAGTAATAGTTATTTTACTAATGGTGATGATTGTGTAATTACGTTTGTTCAGTCTGGAGATAAAGGAACTCAAGGGAATACAGGAGCTCAGGGAACTACAGGTACACAAGGAACTACAGGTACTCAAGGTACTGATGGAACTCAAGGAACTACAGGTACTCAAGGAACTACAGGTACTCAAGGAACTACAGGTACACAGGGAGCTACAGGTACACAAGGAACTACAGGTACGCAAGGTACACAAGGTGCTACTGGCCCACAAGGGGCTACAGGTACTCAAGGAGCTACTGGAGCGCAAGGAACTCAAGGTACACAAGGTGCTACTGGACCTCAAGGCGCAACTGGAACTCAAGGAACTCAAGGAGCTGATGGACCACAAGGAACTACAGGTACACAGGGAACGACAGGCACACAAGGAACTACAGGTACGCAAGGAACTACTGGTACGCAAGGCGCAACTGGAACTCAAGGAACTCAAGGCACACAAGGTGCTACTGGACCTCAAGGCGCAACTGGAACTCAAGGAACTCAAGGAGCTGATGGACCACAAGGTGCTCAAGGTATTCAAGGAATAACAGGACCTCAAGGAACTGACGGAACTCAAGGAACACAAGGAACTCAGGGAACTTTAGGTACTCAAGGAACTACAGGAGCTCAAGGAACTACAGGAACTCAGGGAACTCAAGGAACTATAGGAACACAAGGAACTCAAGGAGTTCAAGGAACTGATGGAATAAGAGGAGGTACAAGATATGATTTCTCTACTACTACTACCGAGGCAGACCCCGGAGCAGGAATCTTTAGATTTAATCATGGTACTTTTGCTTCAGTTACAGAATTATATATAGACGACAATGATGCTGACGGTACTACACAAACCGATTGGTATGCAACATGGGACGATTCTTCTAGTACCATTAAAGGTACTATTATTATACAATCAGCGGATGGAAGTGATGCTTCCTATGCTTCAATGCAAGTAACCGCTATATCAGATGAAACAGGTTATTATAAAATAACAGTTACTCCTGTAGAAGGTTCAGGAAACCCACCCTTTAGTAATGCTGAAGAGTGTGTTTTAGAATTTAATAGGACAGGAGATAAAGGTACTCAAGGTACAACAGGAACTCAAGGAACTCAAGGAATTCAGGGAATTCAAGGAACTACAGGAACTCAAGGTACTACAGGAACTCAAGGTACTCAAGGTACTCAAGGTATTCAGGGAGTAACGGGAGCTCAGGGCGCTACTGGAACACAGGGAACAACGGGGACCCAAGGAACTACAGGAACGCAAGGAGCTACCGGTGCTCAAGGAACTACTGGTACTCAAGGAACACAAGGAACTCAAGGAATTCAAGGAGCTACAGGAACACAAGGAGCTACCGGTGCTCAAGGAACTACAGGAACTCAAGGTACTACTGGTACTCAGGGCGCTATTGGAACACAAGGCACAACGGGGACTCAAGGTGCAACAGGAGCGCAAGGTGCTACTGGAACTCAAGGAACTACTGGTGCTCAAGGTATACAAGGAACTCAGGGAATTCAAGGAACTACAGGAACTCAAGGAACTACTGGTACTCAGGGAACTACAGGTACTCAAGGTACTGATGGAACTCAAGGAACTACAGGTACTCAAGGTACTGATGGAACTCAAGGAACTACTGGTACTCAAGGAGCTACTGGAGCGCAAGGAACACAAGGAACGCAAGGAACTACAGGAACGCAGGGAACTACGGGAACGCAGGGAACTACGGGAACTCAAGGAACCACTGGTACACAAGGAGCTACTGGAGCACAAGGAACTACTGGTGCTCAAGGAACTACAGGTACGCAAGGAACACAAGGAACACAAGGTGGAATAGGTTCGCAAGGTACTGCTGGTACTGTAACTGGTGGTTCTCAAGGTTCGCAAGGTATTACAGGAACAGGATTTAGAGGGGGAACTGAATATGAATTTAGTACTACTACAACAGATTCAGACCCCGGTGCTGGTAAGTTTAGACTTGACCATGCTACCTTTACTTCTGTAACTCAAGTATTTATTGATGATACTGATGCTAACGCTACTGATATGCAAGCCTTTATGCGAACTTGGGATGATAGCTCTAGTACTATAGAAGGACATCTAATTTTCCAATCCAAAGATATATCAGCTGGTAATTATTGTGTTATGCAGATTACTGGTATCACTGAAGCTTCAGGATACTTTAAGATTGATGTAACACCTCTCAGCACTTCTGGAAATCCACCATTTGCTAATGAAGAAGATTGTGTTTATCAGTATACAAGAAGTGGGGACAAAGGAACTCAAGGTACTCAAGGTGCAACGGGGACTCAAGGAACACAAGGCACTCAAGGAACTCAAGGTACACAAGGAACTACAGGAACACAAGGAACTACAGGAACACAAGGAACGACTGGAACTCAGGGAACAACTGGAACTCAAGGAACAGACGGAACTCAAGGAACTACAGGAACACAAGGAACTACAGGAACACAAGGAACTACAGGAACACAAGGAACA